CAGCTGGGGCGAGCATAGGGGTAAGGATGTCCTCAGAGAGAGACTTGAAGAACTCTCCGACAACACCTCCGAGGTAGAACGACGCAGTGAGAATGATAATATCACGAGTATCTAACATGTTTATTTGGTTAATCTGTTAGATTGTTTTTTTGGGCGGACCTTTTCTCCTTTGCACGTTCATTGGCTCGGCGACCCTGTTCAGCATATTTTTCTGGATTGTCTAGTCTCCATTGCTTTACCCTGGTACGCTCTTCATCTCCTTTTAGAACCCTACGAACCTTACCATATTGTTTGTCTCGTTGCTTCTTCTCTTCAGGACTACGTAATGGTGTTGCCTTATTTAAGCAATTTGGATCAGCAATAACTCCAGTAATTTCAGCCCTCTCTATTCCGAGTAACTCATTGTCTGATATGTCTTCAACTTCAGCTAATAACTCAATACGTGCATATTCCCAACCTACCCGGTTAAAGTATATGTAGAGTGGTGTCTTTTGTCTTACAGGGTCCTTTGACTTAGATCTGTGGTTCTTGAGACGCATTGAAAGGGTCTGTCGTGTAGACCCTATATAAAAACTATTATCAAGAGTACTTTGGATCTTATAAAGGCGACCAATCATTATATAGTATAGTATATAACTGTCTATATGGATACTAGATTTTTTGGACCTAGTGCATGGCAATTATTTCATTTGATTGCGTTTACTTCAAAACATCCCGACGATGTCCTGAATCAGATGAAGGATGTACTTCCATGCAAGTTTTGTAGAGAATCCACGACAGAATTTGTACATAAATACCCTCTTCGTGGCGATCCTGGAAAGTGGTTATACGACCTTCATAATCGAGTGAACAACAAGTTGAGAACTCAATGTAAAAACGATCCTGCAGTATTAGATCCTGGACCTGATCCAGAGTTTGAAAAAGTTAAGGAACACTATCTTGCATTGAAACCTACTGCAGTTCCAGGTGGCGACTTTCTAGGATCCATTTCTGCAAACTATCCTGAAGAACCCGAATCGGAACAGATGGCAACGCAACGAACCTTTTTACATTCATTAAGCAAAGTCTACCCATTTTCTAATCTACAAAAGGTATTTGAAACATATGTGAAACAAAATGAACCTACATTGGATTCACGAAAGTCTTATATGAAGTGGATGCATGGATTACTCAGCGTGTTATCTCATGAAACCGGAACTTCAATGCCTAGTTTCAAGGGATTTGCTCACCATCTTGCGTATTACAGAAGCGGTTGCTCCAAAAAGACGTATCATGGAAAAACGTGTCGCAAACTCTCTGGTGGTGGAAGAACAAAATCCAGAGACCATGCGAAGACGTATAGGGTTTCTCATATTAAATTACTTTAATTTAGGTTTCGTGAATGACTGCATGGTAAGACGTGCATGCTTTGCTGAATACACTTCGGGTCTTTTTTCACGAGGGCGTTTCTTCTTTTCTTGTCGTGTTTTTGGGGGTTCGTCCATTTGAATCTATTACTTTGACGTATAGAAATCCGTTTTAATACATTCCGTATCCACTTCCATTCATTTCATCCATTCCACCCTTGCGTGACTTGCGTGACTTGCGTGACTTGCGAGTTCTGCGTCCACCGACAGGGGATGGGCTTAGTGGGCCAGTGTGCAAACTAGCGGAAGGTGTGACCTCAGCGCCGCCCTTGTAGGTCTTCTTTGCCATCTTGAGGATGTCGCCGAACTTCTTTCCCTTGTGCGACTTCATCGTCTTCTTAACATGTGCCAACCACTTATTTGCCATTTTATTAAGAGGTGAAGAAGTTATTGTAAACCGGCTGGCTTTTCAACGAACCCCGGTGTGTTTCCATATAGAATCCATTGACATCCATACGCAACCGTTATTTCAGGATTGACGCCTTCTTTTCCAAAAACAGGATCAGGTGTGACCAATGTGATTGCATTTCGGTTAAATCGAATCAATTCAGAATAGTCATGGGGATGCACAGCTTGACCATAGGTCAGACGACGAACATTAGAATCGTTCCAAGATAAATTGACTAGGTCTCCTAATTCACTACCCTGAACTCCTGCTGAAACGATGATCAGTTTATCAGCAAGTAAGTCTAGTTCCATACTTTGCAAGTCTATGTATTCAGAAGGTACCAAATGACGATGAACCGTTGTCTTCAAACAGTCTGCTGCCTTGTTTAAGGTCACTGTATTGGTTGTGTGTGGAACAATTGAAAGAATAAAGGGAAGACGATTTGGGAATGCTTGAATTAGAGATACACAGACCGAATCAAACGTCCAGTAGTCATATGCATAATCATATCCTTGATTCAAAGGATTCTTAGAGACAATTGGAGTTCCATTCTCATCTGCATACAGATGAACTTCTAACAATCTTCGTCCAGATTGAATGACAGTTGAAGCCTCTTCATAGATACCTCCTCGGACAACGTAATCGCATAATCGTTTAGAAACTGAAGGTAGTTTTACTTCTTCATCGGTTGTTTCAGTCCACGCTACATATCCGATGAGTCCTAAGAGAGAAAGGGCAAGTACAGTCTCCATATCTTTCTACTCGGATGTGTTTTTTGGAATTTTAAACAAGAGACCACGGAATCCATTGATCACATCATCAGGAATTCGCTCTTTCATAGGGATTTCCATCAAACAGGCTTGGTGGAAATACAAACAATACATTCCACATTCAGAATCCTTGAATTGATGACGTGTTGCATTAAAAGTCATCTTCATAGGTTTAGATTTACCTGTTGCATCCCATTGAGACTTCCATCGTCTCATTAACTTTTTGATTTCAGGTTCAGGTTGGTGTGCATAGGAATCAAAGTATGTGATGCGTGGATACTCTAATTGCGGACGAATGTCGCAAAACAGGGCAATCCAATGTTCTCCTGGACCATCATGTGGATCCGTATTAAAGATAATTCCAATTTGATCATATTTCTTAGAAAGATCTACTAGATTCATAGAGCATAATGCACTCACAATACATTGATTAGTTTCAGATTTCAAATCAAAGTCAATCGGAATACAACCTACGAAGAAGTACTTTGGAAACAAGTTTGTAAAGTTCTTTTCAACACGGTCAATGTCATCTGAGGATAACCATTCATAACGATTCACTGACCATTCTTTAGGTGCCTTGGGTCTTTTCATAAGCGATGTGACAATACATTCTGCAGATCCAGTTACACATTGGTCTTGAAGACGATGTTGAATATTCATCCACATTTCTTCAGAAGTTCCTTTTGGAACGGGTGATTCTTTGGGATGTTCTTTGTTATACACTACACGAAGTCGTTCAATTTCTTCAACATCCAACCAAGACATTCCTTGTTTAAAATGGAATACTATTAAGTTAAGATACTATAATCCATAGTATGGACGCCCTTAAACCAATCCTCTCTGCGTATGCAGACATTACCCGAAAGCTAAATGAAGTCAATTCTCGTGCAAATCAACTTAGAGATGAACGACGAACTGTTGAATTAGACCTGACTGCTTTGTATGATACCTCTCGTGAGGAACTCCCTGAGAGCATTAAACTGACTAGTTCAGGAATGGTCTTTTCTGTAAAACGTCCAAACCAGTGGAAAAAGGGTTGGACGCTCTCCAAGAAGGAACTGAAAAGTTACTTAGAAGAACTTGTGCCTCATCAAAGTGAAGCGTTAATGGAAGAAATTGTTAAACGTCAAGAGGAGAAGATGGTGGAAACTGATTACGGTTTTGAGCTTAAAGTTGTTGCAAAGCGGGATTGAGAAGTGTCTTTCAAACTTTCCTCAATTTCCCGTAGAGTCTGCTGTATCTCTGCGAGTTGTTGTTTAGCTTGATCCAAATTTTGATGGGGAAGGAACCCTTTTTGGATACGCGAAATCGTGCACACTAACGAACCATTCGTGCTCAACAGACGGGTAGCCAAGGTATGCAAGGGCTTCACCATCAACTTAATATGATACTCAACAACACAATATTTTTAAATCCCATCATCTTCTCGCTGGAGGAAGTAGGCGTGCAGTTTTTCAGACATTCCACGAACACTGAATTCTAGTACACCTTGCCAGTTAGGACGCAGGATAGTTCGCACATCTCGGATTCCATCTAGTATTGCGTGGCGATCTACATATCTGCGATTCACATGAGTTCCGTGCCACAAGTGATAGACGGCTCCTGAAGTTGAAGTAATACGAGGTTTTGGAAGACTGCAAAACTCTTTGAACGCAGGAACTAAAGCAGGTTTGAGATACGTAGCTGGAAACTTGACATCCAACCATCCAGCCGCTGAAAGTGTATCTCCACTTCCTGTGATTCCATACTCAAAGAATCCTACTTTGCGAAACCATCTGCGACGGAAAGCCCACGCAAAGCCTGGATGAAACTTATGATTGAAGGTTTCTTTGCGATTCATGTAGAGAACGGATGCTCGTTCTTGCATGATTTTGGTATACGTGATGTCCATCCAGACTGCAGAAGTAAACGGTTGAACTACATCATTTTTGCTCAAGGCATCTGAGACTTCAGTATACCAATCAGGATTTCCAAAGATCACATCGGCATCCAAGAATAGAACTTTAGAAAACCACCAAGGAATCTTGGATTCAAGAATGGTGCAGAGATTCTCCTTGTGAAAGAGGACGGACTTACTCCACACGTGAAATGCATCTAAGATCTCAGGTTCTTGTTTGTCAAAGACCAGTTCCAAAGTATAGTAAGGGATCTTTGCGAGTTTGAGTTTTTCAATTGTGTAGAAGTAGTTCATGACCATACGTTTGGACTTTGCAGGGTTGAAGAAGACAAGTCCGACTGCCATATCGCGTTTCCATGGAGGTGTATACCGAACATTTGCGAGTTCAATCAATTTAGCGGATTCTTGTTTAGGCAGAGGATCTGGTTCTTCAGTGTAGGCCATAGACTGAGCGCTTCCCATTGTGTAGAAAAACGGATAAAAGATTGGATAGAAACTACAAGCTATAATGACCGATGTCTACTCACCTTACAATGCACGCAATCGATTCTTCACAGAGAAGGATATCCATCGTATTCTACATCGCCATGGTTTGCCTCATTATCGGGTTTCAAATGCAAGAATCTTCCAAACCTCAATGGTTCATACAACCTACGTTAAGCGATCTGAATATACCACACCCGATGGACGACCGGCGTCTCTTGCTCCGTGTCCCTCTGGTGTCATGCCCCTCCAAGATGAATCATACGAATGCCTTGAATTTGAAGGAGACTCAGTCCTTGGAGTCTGTGTTGCAACCTATCTACGACGTAAATATCCTGACAAGAAGCAGGGATTCCTTACTGATGCTCGTAAAGAGCTCGTCAACAATGAGCGAATCGGAGCCTTATGCCAAAAAGTCGGACTGGATACATTCTATGTCATTTCTAGGCACAATGAGGAGTCTGTGGCTATTAATGGACGACGAAACATACAGAAACTGGGAGACATCTTTGAAGCTTTTATTGGTGCGTTATGGACAGATTGTGGAAACCGATTCAACATTGTCTATACATTCGTCACCAACGTTCTGGAGGCCTATTTGGACATCCAGGATGTTGTCACTACTATCACCAACTACAAAGATATCTTTCAGAAGTATTGCCAGCGTGAGTTTGCGACAACTCCTACGTATACTATGATTGCATCACCTAATCAACTCATTTCTGTAGAAGTTGTGTATAACAATGGAACTATGAAACAGTTTGGAGAAGGAAGTACTCGTAAAAAGGCAGAACAATTGGCTGCAAAACAAGCACTTGAAGGATTAGGTGTTACTTTCTCTTCTGCGTAATCACTCTAGCGTGTCTTCCACATTTGAATCGTTTCAGTGTTCGTCCTTGCTTCCACAACACTGATTTCACACAGACCGCGATGGGTCCTTTTTCATTGCGAAAGGTCTTCCTAACCTTCTTAATACATTTACAAAACCTATTTGTTTGACTAAGCTGTGCCATTGTGTCAAACTCAGAAGAATATATCCTCGCAAAGAATAAACATAATGGGCGGTGGTCTTCTACAACTCGTTGCATATGGTGCTCAGGATGCGTATATCACTGGAAATCCTCACATTACCTTCTGGAAGGTTCTCTACAAGCGTCATACGAACTTCGCCATGGAGGCATTTCGTGTGAACTTCACGGGCGCCCCTCAGTATGGTCAACGTGTAGTTGCAGTCATCAACCGCAATGCGGACTTGATGTACAAGACCTATTTGGAGGTCCAACTACCAGACACAGTTACTGCAAACGTCAAATGGACTTCTGCATATGAACGTCGTCTTGGCTACCAACTTCTCAAGAAGATTGAGGTAGAGATTGGCGGACAGATCATTGATACTCATTATGGTGAATGGTTGTTCTTATGGGAGAACTTGACATCCAATTTTGACAACTCCGTGAAGTTGGACAGCATGCTTGGTGGATACCTTGGTGGAACTGAGACATCTGCAGTTTCTTGCGGAGGTCGCCCAGCAATCCTCTACATCCCTCTTCAATTCTGGTTCTGCAGAAATCCAGGTCTTGCACTTCCTTTGATTGCCCTCCAATACCACGAGGTCCGAATCAATGTGACACTCAACCCTGCAACAGATTTGGTATCTGGAACTCCTGGAACAGCTGGATCTGTTTCAAGTGCAGCCGGAAACTTGCCTCAATTGAAGGACATGTCACTCTATGTAGACTACGTTTACCTAGATGTGGATGAGCGTCGCCGATTTGCTCAGCAATCCCATGAGTATTTGATTGACCAGCTCCAGTTCGGTCTTCAACAAACACTCACAACATCAAGTGCACGTATTGACTTGACATTGAATCACCCAGTTAAGGAGTTGGTGTGGGTGTTCCAAGATGCCCGAAAGACAGACTGTGGTTCTGACTTGACCAGGAATATTGGATTCACTCAACCATTCAGCTATGATGACATCGTGAACCGTTGCCGTCTTCAGATCAACGGTCAGGATCGTTTTGATGAGCGATACGGTGACTACTTCTGGAAGGTTCAGTCTTACCAACATCACTCAGGTGGTGCATTCTGGCCAATGCGCGCTCAAGTGATTGCACAGACACCAACTTCTTTCAAACTTACTAGTGCTACCAGTTTCACAGTGTCTGGAGATATTCTTACAGTTAATTCTGACCCTGCTAGTAGTCAAATTATTATTGAAGGATCCCTAGTTACAACTGTGGCAACTGGAAGCACTGTTCCAACAACAGGTATCTTTGCCCCTGGAACAATCATCTCTGCATTTGGATCTGCTAGCGGTAAGCAGGGAACCTACAAACTTAGTGAGCCAGTTCTCACAACAACCACTGGAACTGATGAAGTTTTCTTCACACTTCCTAACGTGAACTACGGACCTCACGAAAATCCAATCAACGTGTATTCCTTTGCACTCCAACCCGAGGAACATCAACCAAGTGGAACCTGTAACTTCTCACGCATTGACACAACCACACTTGTCTTTGATAGCGTTACATCATCAGGTGTTGCAAAACCAACCAAGTCAACACCCTTCAACTTCAGAATGTATGCAGTGAACTACAACATCTTCCGAGTCATGTCCGGAATGGGTGGACTTGCCTACAGTAACTAAGTCCTTAAGGTCTTGAATGATTTCAATTTATCTACAAAGAATATCATTAGTAATTAAATGGCTAGACATTGTCATTCATCTATGTATAATTCACTAATTGAAATGGGAATGGATGATCGTTGGTCAAGATATAGGGGTGGTGGGTATACTGAAGCACATCAAGTTGGACCGTATAAAGTTGAGATTGCAGATGAGGGGGTTGATACACGCATCTTGCTTTGGAACCCATTGAAACCATGTGTATCTATGGTTATTGAAAAACAAAGCAAAGAAGCAGTATTTGATTTAGTAGAATATGATGCGGATTGCGCAACCCCTCAGATGACTCGTGGAAGTGGAACTCGTGGTATGATCCACTTTGGATTAGACCTGCTAAAACAACAAGGTGCAATCAAAGTTCAACTGACAGATAAATCACGAGTACGATGTGGAACAAGTAAAGTTAGATTAGGTCTGATGTATTTTTTAAAATACGGACAAACATGGTATGAAAAGTATTTTGAGTTTTATCCAAGTCCTGAATATATAGATCAATATGAGAAACTTAAGAATAGACGATTAGAACTTGATATAGATTTCATTGCAAAACAACCGTGTGAGTATTTCACAGACGATGTTCTTCAAGATATTCTTTCTAGAATTGGTTACAAGTTTTTACAATCAATCATTTGGGAAAAAGAG